GCCGAGGAAATCCGCGCTTTGGATTCCGGCGCCGGGTCCAGCACCGTCCGGCAAAACAAGATCGCGCAGGCCATCCGCGCTTTGGTCAATGAGATCGAGGCTGATCTGGCCACGCTGCACTTGGGCAGCTCCCGTGCTGTTGGCACGCCTGGCGTCACGCCGTTTGGCGCGTCGCTGGCTGATTCCGCACTGGCACGTAAGGTGCTGGATGACAACGGCGCTCCGCAGGCTGACCGTAGCTTGGTCATCGACACGACCGCCGGTGCACACCTGCGTACGCTGGCCAATCTGACTGATGCCAACCGTGCAGGCACGACAGACGTGCGTGCACTGGGCAAGCTCATCGACCTGCATGGGTTTGTGATCCGCGAGTCCGCCCAGATCAACACTAGCACGGCAGGCACTGCCGCTGGCTGGGCTGTCAACAATGCAGGTGGCTATCCTGTTGGTGCTACGTCCATCGTGGTTGCCGGCGGCACTGGTGCTTTTGTCGTTGGCGATGTGATCCAGTTTGCCGGCGATGCCAACAAGTATGTCGTCCACGGCTGGGACGCTGCTACCAGCACCCTGACCATCGGTGCTCCGGGCTTGCGCAAGGCACTGGCCAACCTGACGGCCGTGACGGTACTGGGCGCCGCTACCCGCAACATGGCGTTCTCGCGCAACGCCCTGGTGCTGGCCGCCCGCGCTCCGGAGGCCCCAGAGGGTGGCGACGTTGCTGTTGACCGTACCGTTATCGTTGATCTGGTATCTGGTCTGCCGCTGGAATTCACCCTCTGGAAGGGCTACCGCAAGGAGCGGTATGAGGTTGCGCTCGCCTGGGGCGTGGCCAATATCAAGCCTGAACACACGGCAATCCTGCTTGGATAATAGTGCAAACGGGGCGGCTTCGGCCGCCCTAATCCTATAACTGGAGGCAATAAATGAGCGCAGAAATGATCAAACGAGAGTTTCAACACCCGGAAACGGTGATGGTCAAGGCCGACAACGACGCCGGGTACATCATCATTAACAACGACGACTTTGACCCGAAGGTGCACAAAGAGTACAAGGGCAAGGTCGCTGCACCTGGCGAGGGTGCGGAGTAAATAGCAAATGGCCTGGGCAACCACCAGCGACCTACAGGCATACGTGCCGGACGTAGCGGACTACGGCGTGACGGACTGGACGCCGGACATCGCCCGCGCCGAGGCGGCCGTGCGCGAGTGGCTCAAGGGTAGCTGGTGGCCCAACCAGGTCCGCAACTGGTCGCATTACCGTGGGCCGATCCAGCGTTGGCCGCTCAATGAGGCCCTGCTCAATGTGGCGCTATTGACACCGGCCGTATGTTTCCGGGCGCTCGGCTGGGAGGTCCTCCCCAAGCTGGCCAAGTGGAGCGACGTAGATGGCGACAGCTTTTTGCGCCGCGCGGACTGGTTCCGGGGGCGCTATGATGAGGAGCTGGAGCGCATCGCGAAGGCCGAGTTGTATGACTGGAACAGAGACGGCAACTTTACTTTCTATGAGCGCAGCGGCCCGCAGTCGTCGATGGTGATCCGCCGTGCGTGAACAGGTTATCCAAGCACTCGCCGAAATGATGCAGGTGATACCGCTGGTGCGGCAGGTGCTGGTGGCAGACGATGTCGACCGCATTGCCATGACCGGGCTGCCAGCCGTCATGGTTGTGGATCGCGGAGGCGAGACCCGCGAGCCGCGCACCGGCGGCGTTGCGGACGTGCACATCGAGATTGAGCTGATCGGGCTGGTCGCCGCCGCAGGCGACGCCGAGACGCAGATCAACAAGCTGGACAGGGAGATCAAAGCAAGCATCGCCGCAGACCGTACGCTTGGCGGGCTGGTCGCACATGTGATGATCTTGGATCGCACCGACGAGGACATCACTGGCAACGAGACGCTGGCGCGATTTACCAGGCGCGTCCGCGTCTACTACGTTGCCAACGAGCTGCAGGGAGATTGACATGGAGGGCAGAGATGGCTGGGAAGACTAACAAAAAGCAGGCGCCCGTCGCGCCGCACAAGACAGACAAGACTGGCACCGAGCCGCGCTAGGAGGTAGGACATGCCAACGATTTTTGACGTACTCGTACTCGCCAAAACAGAGGCCACCAAGGGCACCGACGCAGCACCGACTGCCGCGGCTGATGCCGTGCGGGTGCTGAATCGCCCATGGCCCAAGATCGACGGCAAGCCGATCGATCGCCAAGTGGTCAAGCAGACGATGGGCAACCTGCCGCACCTAATGAATCCGGACGCCAGCGTGCAGGTTGAGATCCAGTGCGAGCTCAAGGGCTCCGGCACCGCAGGCACGCCGCCGGAGATCGAGCCGCTGCTGCTGGCCTGCCGCCATGTAGCAACAGTCACCGCAGGCACGAGCGTGTTGTATCTGCCAGCTACTGCCACGGAGCACTCCGCAACGATCTACATCTATGCTGACGGGCTGCTTTGGAAAATGGTCGGCGCAGTTGGCACGGCCAAGATCGAGGCACAGATCGGCCAGCCGACCAAGATCACGTTCACGATGTCGGCACCGTACATTGCCCCGGCGGCAGCTGCCATCCCGGCAGGCGCCGTGTTTGATGCCACGCAGCCGATTGTTTTCAACTCGGCCGACGTGGTCACCGAGGGCGGCACGAGCATCCGCGTCGGCCAGTTTGGCTTGGACTTCGGCAACGACGTCCAGGAGCATACGAGGGTTGGCTATCACCAGTTTGTGGTGGCAAATCGCAGCCCGGAGTTGACGATCAACAAGCACAGCGTCAGCACGGCTGCCGACTGGGCAGGTCTGGTGTCTGCGCAGAGCGTCGCGATGCACGCGCAGATCGGTGCCGCCGCTGGCAACATCGTCACGATTGATGCTGGCAACGCCGTCCGCAAGACCGTCGGCTACGGTGAGGAGGCCGAGGCCATTACGCACGATGTCACGTTTGGCCTGTATGAGACCGCCAGCGACGACCAGTACACGATCACATTTAGCTGATAACGGGAGGGCGCAGTGATTAGACTGTTGAAGGGCGAGGCAACGCCGATCGAGACCGAGGCCGCAGGCACGCAGATCAAGTACGAGGTCAAGGTCATTTCGACCGCCGACCAAGCGCGGCTGCTCGATCTGGCCCAGCGCGTCAATACGATCGAGGGCATGCACGCATACAAGGCAGCAGTGCTGCGGACATGCGTGCAAGGGCTGGTCATCGGCGGCCAGTCTGTTGATGCCGGCGACCTTGCTGACCGCGCGGATCTGTCGCACCAGCAAACGCTTGAGATCGTCCAGCGCATCGTGGCCGAGGCCGAGCGCGTGCTTTTCCCGGGCGAGGACGTCGTGGGAAAGTCCGCCTCGCAGCAAGGGCAATAGTCGAGAGGTCGTGCGCATCGTGCCCGCTATCGGATGCCGGACGGATGCCAGCCGATGGCTGTCATGGCGAGGCAGAGTGGATCACCGGGGAGATAACAGACCGGTGCCCGCTAATGTGGGCTGCCGAGTTTGCAACGGTGTTCGACGCAGCACGATGGTTGGACAAGGGCGTGCTCCCGCATTCCGGCGGTTGGGCGGAGCAGCCCGCTATCCTAATGCAGCTAGCACAGGTGGCACTCGATGAGCAGCGAGCGGCTCTCGATAGTCATTGAGGTCGACACCAAGACCGGTCAGGCCAAGATACGTGAGCTTGATCGCGAGCTGACCAAGCTTGGAGACACGACCGACAAGACGGCAGCCGCAACGGATAAGCTATCCGGCGGAATCAATAAGCTGTCCGGCGCACTCGGTGCGTTGGGCATTGGCATAACAGTCCGCGAGCTGTCGCAGCTGGCCGATCATTATAAGCAGGTGACAGGTCGGCTTGCACTTGTCACCAACGGCGCACAGGATTTTGCACGAGCAAATCAGGCGCTAATCGACATCGCGCGGCAGACGCGCTCCGACTGGGGCGAGGCCGTAGGGCTGTATAACCGACTCGCCATCGCAACGCGGGAGATGGGGCTATCGCAGGAGTCCCTGCTAACGGTCACCAAGGCCGTCAATCAGGCAATCATCGTCTCCGGCGCATCTGCACAAGAGGCGCAGGCCGCACTGATCCAGTTGGGGCAGGGCCTAGCATCTGGCACGCTGCGCGGCGAGGAGCTCAACAGCGTACTGGAGCAGACCCCGCGCTTGGCACGCATGATTGCCGAGGGCATGGGCGTCACAGTTGGCCAGCTCCGGCAGCTTGGTGCGGAGGGCAAGCTGACTGCAGAGGCCGTTGTCGCTGCAATCCAACGCCAGGCCGGCGCCATACAGGGTGAGTTTGAGCGGATGCCCGCGACCATCGGGCAGGCCATCACGCAAGTATCCAACGCTTTTGAGCTGTGGCTCGGTGAGCAAGACCGAGCGCACAACGTATCGCAGCGCGTGGCAGATGTGCTGCTGATCGTTGCTGACAACATGGACACGGCAGCACGTGGGACGATTGCGTTTGCAACAGCGCTGGCCACACTCAAAGCGCAGGCCATGCTTGCTGCCCGTGGCATGGGTACGCTGGCCGTTGCCGTCAGAGGTGTTGGGGCTGCGTTTGTCGGCTGGCAGATTGGCGACTGGCTCCGCAGCCAATACCCAGCCGTTGAGCAGTTTGGCACCACCGTCATTGCACTGCTAGACAAGCTGGTGACCAATATCAAGGTCTTGGGACGCAGGATGGCCATCGAGCTTGGGCTGGTCATGGCCGACCCGCTGGCAGCAATCCGGGAGCGCATTGCAGGCATCGCGCAGAGCGTGGCGGAGGCATTGCGGGTTGTCGGGTTTGACGGCTGGGCACGCAAGATGGATGGCGTTGCCGGTGCATTGCACTCCGGGACACAGGCTGCACAACAATATCGCGCAGAGATCGCGAGGCTGAACAAGGAGCGGGAACGGGAGCTCAAGATCATCGACATGGCTGCAGTGTCGATGATGCGCGAGTCAATGCAACGCAAGCACGCCGCTGCGCAGGCGCCTACGGCACCGCAACAGCAGGCTGGTGGCAACGTGCCGTTGCCCGTTGTGCATACGGCACAGGCCGTGGCGCAGGACACCCAAGCCATCGTCGAGCAATACAAGCGCCGGGCCGAGGCCGTGCACAATGTCAC